GAAGATCTAACTATGAAAGAGATTCGTGATTATCTTTCTTCAACTTACAAATCACATTATACTTCTCCAGAATCACAAACTCAGACACTTGATCTGATTGAAAGTATTGGTGACGCAGAACCATTTTGCCGATCTAATGCAATCCAATATCTATCTAGATTTGGTAAGAAGAATGGGAAATCTAAACAGGACATTCTGAAAGCAATTCATTATTGTATTCTTCTTTACCATTTTTCTGGTCTTCATAAAAATACTTCAACTGGATATGAGACTTTTTGAAAATTATCTGTAAAATAAACTCTTAACTAATATTATGAAACTTTCCTCCGAGACAATCTCTCTTCTCAAAAACTTTTCAACCATTAATCAATCTATTTTGATTAAAGAGGGAAATCAACTTCGCACAATTTCTGTGATGAAAAATATCTATGCAGTTGCTGAAGTTAAGGAACATTTTCCAAGAGAAATTGCAATTTATGATCTGAACGCATTTCTCAATGCATTGTCTCTACACTCATCACCAGATATCGACTTTTCTCATGAAAAATATCTTTCTTGGAAAGAAGCAAATAGTTCTGGCACTTGGTTTTATGCTGATCCTGCAGTAATTGTTTCTCCACCAGAAAAAGAAATCACACTACCATCTAAGGATATTTGTTTTGTTTATCCTTCTGCAGTGCATGAAAAATTGATGAAAGCTTCATCAGTATATCAAGTTAGTGATATTTCATGTGTTGGAGTTGATGGTAAGATTGTGATGAAGGTTAGGGATAAGAAGAATGATTCTTCTAATTCATTCATGGAAGTTGTAGGTGAGACTGATGATGAGTTTTGTTTCAATTTCAAGGTAGAGAATATGAAACTTCTTTCGGGTAGTTATGATGTAGTCATCTCCAGAAAATTACTTGCAGAATTTACCCGCAAGTCTGGTGGTCAACTTACATACTTTATTGCTCTAGAACCTGATTCTACATACGATTAATGAATATTTTCGTCACCTCTCCAGATCCACTTGAAAGTGCAAAGGTACTTCCTGATAAGCATATTGTTAAAATGCCATTAGAGTGTTGCCAGATGCTTTCAATCATATATTCTAAGTGGTATTTAAATTGGGGTGAATTATATAAAAAAGATGGCAATCCTTATAATACTGAGAAAGGTGCCTTTCGAAATCATCCATGTACTATTTGGGCAGCAAAAAATGATTTTAACCTTGCATGGTTAATTCAGCATGGATGTGCTCTTTCTTTTGAATATCATCATAGATATAATAAGATTCATTCTTGCTCTAAAACACTTTTTGATGCAAAAAGAATCTTTCATAAAAAAACAAATAAAGCAATTACTTGTTTTAGATTAGCAGAAGATTATACGAGAGCAATGCCAGATGAGTTTAAATATGACACAAGCATCGACACTTTTACTGCTTACAAAATGTATATTGCATCCAAACCTTGGGTTGCATCTAATTATCTTCGTGACAAATCCAGAAAACCGAATTGGCTATGAATGTTAACTTTATAAAAGATTATTACCCCAATTTATTCAGTTGGAAAGAGTTATCAGAACTGATTAATATTAGATCGATGATGACTACTGGTCGAGTTCGTATTTGTGGTTTAAAAGAAGGAGTTCCTTTAGAGAAAAATACTTGGGATACTGGAGAATATTTTTCTCCAAGTGTTATTATGAATCTTTTAAAGGATCATGTGGGTTATCTTAGAGATATGTCTAGGTCTACTAAAAAAATAAATGATTTGTCTAATTTAATTGAAACTGAATATGAATCTCCAACAGATGCTCATATCTATATCTGTAGAGATCCAAAAATTATACATCCCTTTGGGATTCATTATGATACTAGTCATAATGTAATTGTTCAGTGTGAAGGTAAAACTAATTTCAAAGTTTGGAATAAGATGAATGATATTAAAGATAATGAATCTGCTTGTGGTAATCTTTCAATTACGGAAGATCCTATTTTAAATGTAGATATGAATCCTGGAGATGCAGTTTTTATTCCTGCATATTATCCACATCTAGCAACATCATTCACTTCACGAATGTCGGTTAGTTTTCCTTTCCCACCACATGAAAATATTGGCATACAGAATAGGGAGTGGGTTGAATTTGACTAAATCATGCTAAAATAAACTAATTCTAATTTATTATGAACCGAACTGAATTTATTTGGGTTGAAAAGTATCGACCTAAAACAATTGAAGAGTGTATACTTCCTGACAATATCAAAAAAACCTTTCAAGATTTCCTAGATAAAGGTGAGGTTCCAAATCTTCTTCTTTCGGGACCTGCTGGATGTGGTAAAACCACTGTCGCAAAAGCACTATGTAACGAACTTGGAGTAGATTACTATGTCATCAATGGATCCGATGAAGGACGATTCTTGGATACTGTCCGAAACACTGCGAAAAACTTCGCTTCGACCGTCTCGATTTCTTCAACTGCAAAACACAAAGTCATCCTCATTGATGAGGCAGATAACACAACCAATGATGTACAACTCCTCTTACGGGCGTTTACTGAGGAATTTAGTGGTAACTGCAGATTCATCTTTACCTGTAACTTCAAAAATAAAATCATTGAACCCCTGCACTCGCGATGTGCCTGTATTGACTTTCCACCAATTCCAAAGACAAACCAAAACTTGCCGCAACATTCTTCAACCGTATCAGGTCTATACTTGAGAAAGAGAATGTGGAATATGATTCAAAAGTTTTGGTCCAACTTGTAAATAAGCATTTTCCTGACTTCAGAAGGATTTTGAATGAGTGTCAAAAATATTCTATGGGTGGAAGTATAGATAGTGCTATTCTTGCATCTTTTAGTGATGTTTCGATTGAAGAATTACTCAATCATCTTAAAGATAAAAAATATCCTGAAGTACGTAAGTGGGTCGTCAATAATTTGGATAATGATCCTAGCTTGGTATTGCGTCGTGTTTATGATGCTCTCGCAAATGCCGTGGACGGTCCTTCTCTTGCTGCTGCTGTCCTTATTATTGCTAAATATCAGTATCAAATTGCCTTCGTAGCAGATCAAGAAATTAATCTGCTGGCAGCACTAACAGAAATTATGGTTGAATGTGAATTCAGATGAATAAACATTGTCTTCTTAATTTGTATGGTGCTAACAGATCTAAACTTGATAATTTAGATCTGTTGTTAGATCTCCTAAAAAAATCTGCATATGAAACTGGAGCAACATATATTGATAGTATTTCAAAGAAATTTGAACCTCAAGGTGTTACAATAGTTATTATGCTGTCTGAATCTCATATATCAATTCATACTTGGCCAGAGAAAGGTGAAGCAATGATTGATATATTTACTTGTGGTGATGAGGTAGAACCACTTTGGGGTGTGCCTCTAATTGTATCTGATTTACAACCAGATCGTTATACTATGGAAATGATTAATCGATGAATATGGAATTAAAAGATTGGTTGAACTCAATTAATTTTACTAAAGAAGATTTATCTGAAAATATTAAAGATTATCCTCCTTTTGTAATCAATAAATGTATGTCTGGACATATTGATACAATTATGTTTGCAAATGAGATGAATATGGCTCATCATCTCAGTAAAGACATGCAATATAAATTTTATATAAATATTGTGAGGAAAAAGAAACGGTTTGCTCCTTGGCTTCGTAAAAATAGTATGGATGATATTTCTGTAATTCAAAAATATTATGGATACAGTTTTGAAAAGGCACAACAAGCACTCAAGATCTTATCTACAGAACAAATTGATTACATAAAATCCAAATTGGATCAAGGGGGAAAAAGATGATTACTAAAGAGCCTGAAGTGAAATGGACACCTGAACAGATGGTTGAGGTTGTTTTAAGTGAACCAGATGATTTTCTAAAGGTTCGTGAGACATTAACTCGTATTGGAGTTGCTTCTAGAAAAGAGAAGAAACTATATCAGTCCTGTCATATTCTTCATAAACAAGGTAGATATTTTATTGTTCATTTTAAGGAATTGTTTGCACTTGATGGAAAGTATGCAAACATTACACAAAATGATCTTCAAAGAAGAAATAGAATCGCGCATTTACTTGCAGATTGGGGATTGATTACAATAAAAAATGAAGAGAGCATTGCTGATATTGCCCCTTTGAATCAAATCAAGGTCATTGCCTTTAAGGATAAAAACGATTGGACACTTGAAGCAAAATATAACATCGGCAAGAAGAAAACCACACCTGATGATGAATAAATAGTTTCGTGCCCATTCGTGCGGCACGCGCTACAAAGGGAATATACGCTACACTGAGGGGTTGACCACCCCTCTTTTTTATGCTATGATATGTGGGTAAACAAGCCTGACGGCTTTACAACCCCCAAAACTAAAATGATTATCAAAATTCCCAAGCAAGGCGTGCCCGCCAACATTAGGAAACAAGTAGAAGCAGAACTCCCAGAACCTCTGGTTGTTGCTGGATGGAAATTTGTGCGATATATTTGGCGTCGTCTTGATCAGGTCAACACTAAGGATGCTGATGGAAACAGTGACAACACTGTTCGTATTGGTGGCACAGGTGCAAACGATGTTCTAAAAAACTCTCTTGCAAAAGGTATTAATACTTCTAAACTTACTCCCTCAATCTTTCCAGATGATAATCTGTTGAACGGATTTAATAGATATAAAAATCTTGCTCTTAACGGATATGAAGAGTGGATCTTTGCTGAGTATGAAATTGATGAGGACACTAAAACTGAGTTTCAAGTAACTAAGCAAGATTTTATTGATGACTTTCGTGCTGCTTCTAATGGTGGTGATGGTGCAAAAGTTATCACCAAAGATGAACTGATTGAACTTAATCGCAAACGTTTTAAAAATCGTAAAGACCGTAGTAAGAAAGCAATTGCTCGTTGGGTTCATAGTCTTGACTTGAATCTCTCCAACGAACAAGTTAATGGTATTGCCCAGACAGTATCAAAAGATTTTGCTCGTCGTGGCATCATCAACTCCTTTACCCGTGAGGAAGCTGAGACTCATGTTGCAAAAAAAGGAATTGGTGCTGATGTTTTGAATACTAAAGACAGCACCCGTACTCTTCGTATGTTCCCTAAGATTATGAAGAACTATGTAAACAACGGAACTATTTTTAGGTACGTTGATTATAATAGTGATGCTACAACTCACAAAGAGATTGATGATGGACGTGAAGATTCTCAAAGAGAATTGATGAGTATGCATAATTTGTGTTTAAAGTATGCAGCTACCGTTCAATTGAATGATGGTAAAATTTCTTGGGAACGTCTTGGTGGTTTGGCACAAAAAATTGGTGCTGAAAAGGAAGGAATTGATGGTCTTGCAGTTGACTGCTGATAACCGAATAATAACATACGGGGTTCACTACCCCGTTTTTTTATATCTGTGCTAATATATACTTATGGATGCCTTCGGGGTCCACACAATCAAATCTCGCTTTAACAGGAGAAGTACAAATGGAACTAACGAAGTATAATGCTGCCAACTTAAATCAACTGTTGGATCGCATTACAAGGAACTCTATTGGAATGGACGAATATTTCGATCGTCTATTTACAATTCATGAGACAACATCAAATTATCCTCCATACAATTTGGTTTCGTTAAATAATGTGGAGTCTCGTTTAGAGATTGCTCTTGCCGGGTTCAAAAAGAAGGAAGTTTATGTCTACACACAAGATGGTAAACTCTTTGTCGAAGGTCAGAAGGAAGATAAAGAAACGGAAACTAACTACGTCCACAAGGGTGTGGCAAAAAGGAAAAAAACACGTTCCAGGACACTCAGTGAGGACACGGAAGTTACATCAGTTACTTTTGAAGATGGGCTTCTAAATATTGTGCTTGGAAAAATTGTTCCAGAGGCACACAAACGAAAGGATTATCTATGAACAAACTTATTATTGGATTGACTTCATTATTAAT